ACCTAGCCTTGGACGCATTCCCTCGCATCAGCTTCAACGAGGAAGGATGCCGGGATGGGATCGACTCACTCGACGCCTATCACAGCAAGGAAGAACGGGATGGTGTCACGATTCGTTCTGTACCCAATCATGATTGGTCTTCCCATAGTGCAGACTCCTTCTCCCTCGCTCATCAGGCAATCAAGGCGGGGCTTGTCGTTGACAGGACTGCCATAGCAAGGCGTCCGAGGCCAATGGGTCGCCCGGATGTCATCATGGGCTTTAGGGGCTAGTCTAATGTTACCCGTAGAAAAAGCGGTTTTAGTCTACAGCAAGGAACCTTGCAGGCGCACCTTTGCCGAGGATCTAGAGGCTCACTTGCTCAATGGTCACGTTCACTCCACCGATCAGTATTTCATCATGGGGCGCAAAGTTAGGAGGGACGCACCTCATGCCGACATCGTGAATCCCTGGGTGAAACACGCTAACCCTGACTGCTGGTTAGTCTACTTACACGCCGGCAATATACGAAGGGCCTTTGAAGCGGCAGATGTCCAGTTACCTTGGGTAGCTTTCGAGAAAAGAAATCGCCTAAAGTTCTACACATGGGAAGAAATCCATAAAAGAACCGAGCGATTCTTTGCATAATTCCTCTTGCCAAGTTAGTACGCGGATGTTAATTCCGCTTAATGCTTTCCAAGATTGAATCGTTTTTCGATGAATTAGTTTCGGCTCTCACGCCCGAATTGGCACTTGCCGGCGGCATTCCGTTCCCCAAGGAGAAGTACGATAACAAGCCCACCTTGGCGCTCCACAAGGGGGGCGGATCTCCTCCGCCTCCTCCTGCTCCTCCGCAGATCAACATCCCCCCTCCGCCACCACCTCCGACTGCTTCCTCCGCTGACGTAGCGGCACAGCAGCAGTCTGCCCTTCAAAACAACGCCGGTCGGTTTGGGTTCAAGGCTTCCCTGCTCAAGGACGGACAGAAAGCCGAGTCCTCCAACAGCGCCACGGGTAGCGGTTCCCTGCTTGGTTCCTAATCACGCATGGCGAAGACATCCGATGTTGTTGCCGAGTTAGCTGTTCCCAAAAAGGAGAACAGCAAGAGTGAGCTTGCCGCCGGGATCGTCTCCCGTTGGAGCAAGCTGGAGGCAGATCGCAACTATTGGATGTCCCAATGGCAGCAGATTGCGGAGCTAGTGATGCCCCGCAAGAGCTACATTCTCTCGACGACTGTCACCCCCAACAGCGAGCGTGAGGCCCGTCTGTACGACTCGACAGGCGTCAGGGCTAACCAAGTCCTAGCCGCAGGGTGTATGTCCTATATCACGCCGGCAGATTCCCGTTGGTGCAGCTTTGATGCTCCTAGCGACATCGAGGATGGCGACGGTGTGCAGGAATACTTTGCCGAGGTGACCGAAATCGTCATGGAGACGCTGGCTCGTTCCAATTTCCACCAGGCAATCCATGAGCTTTACCTAGACCGTGGATGCTTTGGTTCCGCAGTCCTCTTCGTGGAACCGGGAGAGAAGCTGCCTATCACCTTCACCAACGTCGATGTCGGCACCTTCTGCATCTCCGAGAACTACGAGGGCTATGTGGACACGATGTTCCGCCGGCTTGAGATGACCACCCGCCAGATTGTCCAGCAGTTTGGGATTGATAACGTCTCCGATGCCGTCCGCAAGTGCTACAACGACCCCTCTAGCAAGGGCATGGACGAGAAGTGGCACATCATCCACGGAGTCTATCCACGCGAGGAAGGCAAGCGTGACAAGAAGAAGTATGATGGGCCTAACAAGCCTATCGCCTCCTGCTATGTCGAGGAGAAGTCCAAGCACGTTCTCCGTGAGTCTGGATATGACGAGTTGCCTTTCATGGCTACGAGGTATCTGAAATGGCAGAAGTCGGCCTACGGGTGGTCTCCCTCCTGGGTGGCGATGCCTGACTTGAGGCAGTTGAACTTCCTTCAGAAGCAGATGGATGCCTTGGCAGAACTTGCCGCCTTCCCTCGCATCCTCGCTCCCGATTCCTTGGAGTCTTCCATCGACCTCCGAGCCGGCGGAGTGACCTACTTCAACGCCGCAGATCCCAATGCCCGTCCTATCGAATGGGCTACCCAGGGTCGCTATGACATCGGTCTGGAGCGTGTCGCGCAGAAGCAGAACGACATCAAGGAAGCCTTCAGCGTTCCCCTCTTCCAAATGTTTAGCGCCGAGGAGTCAGCGGCACCGAATCGCATGACCGCAACGGAAGTCAACGCCCGTAATGCCGAGCGCCTTGCCCAGTTCTCGCCCACCTTCTCCCGTCTCACGACCGAACTGCTTACCCCCCTCCTTCAGCGTGTCTACGGCATCTTGGCAAGGAACGGTGCATTCCCCCCACCCCCGGAAGCGCTCATTCAGCAGTCGCCAACGGGGGAACTCTTTATCCCCGAACCCAAGGTCAACTTCAACAGCAGGATCGCCCTTGCCGTGAAGAACATGGAACAAGGCGCCACCGATGCGACCGTTCAGAGGGCAGCAGCACTTGCCTCTGTCACCCAAGACCCTTCCGTGTTCGACAACTTCGACACCGACCGCATGGTTAGGGAAAGCGCCCTAGCCTCTGGCATGGATAGCGAATACCTCCGACCCCAGGAGCAAGTCGCCCAGATGCGCCAGCAGAGGGCGCAGGCCCAGCAGCAGATGCAGGAGATGCAGGCCCAGCAACACGCCGCAGAGGTCGCCGCCAAGGTGGGAGGCATCCGAGGTGACTCCGCCCTTGTCCAAGGCGTTCAAGCCCAAATGGGAGCCATGATGTAACGACCCTTCAACCATTCCGACTATGCCGACACTTACTGACAGAGACCTAGAAATCCAACGCATTGCCGCTGCCTACGGTTACTTTGAGACCGATGCCGGCAAGCTCGTCATTGCAGACCTAGAGAAAGCCTTTGGCATCAATGCCCAGGCGTTCCTTCCCGACAGCAAGGGAGACTTTTGCCCCATCCGAGCCGCAATCAGGGACGGGCAACGAAGCGTCCTGCTTCACATGAAGGCGATTGCAATCAAACACAACAATGGCGAGACCACGAAAAAACCCGACCCCAAGCGAGACTGATTTACCTGAACCAGAGCAATCCCCCCTGCTGGGAGACCTAACACCCGAATACGTCCTCTGGTTCAAGCAGACGCACTCCCGCGAGGAGTTCATCGAAAGATATTCCGAACGCATCCCGAACGACTACCCACCCACACACCAAATCGACTAAATGATTACATCTGATGCCATTGCCGCAGACCCCGTGGACGGGAATGCCCTGCTAAGTCAGCAGGCTAACACCCCGCCCCCTAGCACCCCCTCACCCATTGGGGATAACCTCCTCTCGAACCCGGCACCAGAGGCACCCGCCTCAACCTCGCCTTGGGTTAATGACAAGGGAGAGTTTTCCGAAGGGTGGCTTGACCGGCTCCCCAAGGAACTAGCCGAACACAAGCAGATCCTCGGTCAGTTTAAGGACATCGACGGGGCTTTGAAGACCCTCGTTAGCCAGCAGAAGATGCTAGGCAAGAAGGCCGACGCCATCTTGATCCCTGACGAGAAGGCCACTCCCGAAGAGAAGGCCGCATTCCTCAAGAAACTCGGTGTCCCCGAATCGCCCGAAGCGTACCAACTCCGCCCGAAGGATCTCCCTGCCGGCTACGAATGGGACGATAACGTTGCCAAGGAGTTCAACACCCTTGCCCATCAGAACGGGATCACCCCGAAGCAGATGGACGCCCTTATGTCCCGTTATGCGGCATTTGAAGCGCAGAAGGCCGAAGCCGCAGCCTCCCAGCAGAAAGCCGAAATGGAAGCCGGTCGCAAGGCTCTCGCTGAAGCGTGGGGAGACAAGTACGATGTCGAGTTGAGCGTTGCCCGTCGAGCCGCCCAAGTCGCCGGTGTCGATGTCAACTCCAAGGGGTTCTCTGATCCCTCTGTTGTCCTCGCCTTCAACCGACTCGCCAGAATGATGAGTGACGACAAGATCGTGAACTCGGACACAGCAGGAACCATGATGGCAGGCAAGGCCCGTGCGATGGACATCATGACCAACCCACAGAACTCCCTCTACACCCGTTACAAGAGTGGAGACAAGGAAACCGCAACCCTGGTCGCAGACCTTCTGAAAAATGGATAACCAATACGACAACGAACGCAAAGGTGTCCTCTTCCTCAAGGGGAGCGAGAACCCGAAAGCCCCCAAGTGGTCAGGCAAGATGACCCTCGGAGGCATCGAGTACCAGATCGCCGCATGGGAGAAGATGAGCAAGTCAGGCAAGGAGATGTTGACCATCTCCATCACCGACAAGCCGGCAGGGGGAAGCTATGCCAACTCCCCAAGGCGTGATGACTACCCTCCATCCCCTGCTTTGGTCGCCCACAACAAGGCCAAGGCCAACGGCTACCAGAAGCAACACGAAGATGATGGAGATTCCATCCCATTCTGATGACCAAAACTTGTTTCAAGTGTGGAGAAGAACAGCCCATTGAATGCTTCTACACTCACAAAGCAATGGCAGACGGGCATCTCAACAAGTGCAAATCCTGTACTCGGCAAGATGTCGCTGAACGCATTTTTCTAAAGAAGAATGATCCCCAATGGGTACTCAAAGAGAGGGAGCGATGCCGAATCAAAGCAAGGCGAGATGTAAGGTTCCCTAATCCCGCACAAAAGGCTGAATACATCAAAAGATATTCAGAAAAACATCCAGAAAAAAAGAAGGCACACACAGCAGTTTCAAACGCCATCCGAGATGGAAGGCTTTTTAAGCAACCCTGCGAAGTTTGTTTCAGTAATGATGTGGAAGCCCATCACGATGACTACAGCAAGCCCCTTGATGTCAGGTGGCTATGTGTAAAGCATCACGCTGAACATCATGTCAAAGAAAGAGAGAAAGTACTTCTGATCCCCTTCTGATCTTTAGCTTGGTTGGACGCAAGAAGCCCTCACCGGGAAACTGGTGGGGGTTTTGCTTTTGAATGCGAACCATCGAATACTCTTGCTTGCGTACTACTCATTGGTAGTAAGTGGCTTCCACTATCTTTGAATAGTAACTTGACCGGGCAATGTCAGCTATAGCTTCCATTGCCGGCCTTAATGTCGCCTATCGGCAACTTTAGTTTCCTGTCAATGATTGGTGACAATCAGCCGATGGAGGAATCGAACGCTCCGTCTCCCCGTAAAGACGGGGATCTTCCCACTAGACGAATCGGTGA